TGACATCACCCTCCGCATCGGCCTTCCCCAGCTAGAGCAGGGCGCGTTTGCCACCTCCGTCATCCCCACCACCACCACCGCGCTGACCCGTGCAGCCGATGTGGCTTCAGTGAATACGCTGTCGCCTTGGTTTAATAGTGTTCAAGGAACAATCTTCGCAGAGTTCCTTCGCAACACCACCCCCGCCGCATCTACGTTCCCGCAGTTCGTCAACATTGACGATGGCACCGTCAACAACAGGTTGGCAGTGTCTACAAATTCGTCGCGCAACCTTCGCGGTCAAGTTTCTATTGGCGGTGTGTTTACTACGTTGTCAACTGCAAACGCTTACACAGAAGGTGTTGTCTCAAAACTTGCACTTGGTTACCAAGCGTTAAATCATGCTGTAGTGGCTAATGGCGGCACCGCAGTTACGGATACGACAGTGAACGTGCCGTCTGGACTTACGACCATGAGGCTTGGTGACCAATCTGGCGGTTTTGGAAACATCAACGGCTACCTCCGTCGCATCACCTACTACCCACGCCGCCTGAGCAATGCCGAGTTGCAGGCCATCACAGCATGACCGCCATGTTCGTAGTAGTCAGTTCTGTAGACCGTTTTGATCACCGTGAGGCAGAGCTTGTGGGTGTGTTTTCAAACCTTGAGGCAGCATGGGACTGTGCGGATATGTGGGCCGGGGTGGTTTACGAGATAGCCCCAACGGACATCGCTGACGCCTATGACCACGCCAAATTTGTAAAGCGCGAACCCATTTTTCGGCCATGACCTACGACCCCTTCGACCCATTCAACGAACTGGTCGCGGAAACTGACCCAGCAGTGCTGACGGCGGGCCATGATTGGGTCAAGCAACAGTTTTACGAGGACGACACCATGTACACCGATTACTTCCTGAAATTCACCGACGAAGCCGAGGCCAACGAGGTGCTGTTCACCGAGCAGACCCAAGTGCAAGACGATGTGGTCGAGACGGTCTTGGTGCCCAAGTACGCGGCGGTGGATGTCGTTGGCGTGATCTACAAGCCCACGGGCAACGTGCTGCCTGCTGAAGATGGTAGCGGCGAAGCGGTGGATGAGATGGCTCCGATTGATGGCTGGCATGCCAACGTGCGCCACACCGGCGAGGCCCCGGAGTTGGACGCCTACAAGGTTGAGGTCAAGACTCCCAGCAGAATGTGGGCCTGATTCTGGTGTAATATGCACCGCAACCGTACTGGTAAGGTTTACCAGGGCTCAATTTGAGCATCCATGACTGAAGAAGTCCAAGTCCTAGCGGAAGTTGACTCCGCGCCGGCACAGGCAGCAACGGCTGCGCCTGAAGCTGAAGCAAGTTCGCCGGAAGTAGCTGAAAACCAAGTCGAGCAAACGGCAGAGGAAAAGAAGTTTTCCCAAGCCGAAATTGACGCGATGATCAGCAAGCGCCTCGCAAGAGAGCAGCGCAAGTGGGAACGAGAGCAAGCGGCCAAGTTTGCAGAGATGCAAACCCGGCAGTCTGCGCCAAAAGATGTTCCGTCAGTCGATCAGTTTGAGTCTCCTGAAGCCTACGCAGACGCGTTGGCGTACAAGAAGGCCGAAGAACTGATTGCCTTGCGAGAGCAGCAAAAGGCACAGGCAGCGATTGCTGACGCCTACCACGACAGAGAAGAAGAAGCCCGGAACAAGTACGACGACTTTGAACAAGTCGCCTACAACCCGAGCGTCCGAATCACTGACGTGATGGCTGAGACGATCCGCGCTTCTGATGTTGGCCCTGATGTAGCGTACTACCTCGGAGCTAACCCCAAAGAAGCGGACCGTATCTCGCGCCTGTCGCCGTTCTTGCAAGCAAAAGAAATTGGGAAGATTGAGGTCAGACTGACCGACAATCCGCCCGTCAAACGAACCACATCTGCGCCAGCACCCATCACACCTGTAACGGCCCGTGGCAGCAACAACAACCCGTCCTTTGACACGACTGACCCGCGTTCCATCAAGAACATGAGTACGTCGGAGTGGATTGAAGCTGAACGAGCCCGCCAGATGCGAAAGCTGCAGGCACAAGCAAACCGCTAAGACTTGAAAGGAGCCCGCTGTGGCCAATAGTATTCTGACCATTGACATGATCACCAGGAAGGCCCTGGAGATCCTGGAAAACAACTTGGTGCTCACGCGCAACGTGAACCGCCAGTACGACGACAGCTTTGCTGTCGAAGGGGCCAAGATTGGTTCCACGCTGCGTATCCGCCTGCCGGACCGCGCTCTGGTGACCGACGGTGCCGCTCTGCAAGTGCAGGACGACAACGAGCAGTTCACGACCCTGACCGTCGCTTCGCAAAAGCACATCGGCGTGAACTTCACGTCCGCTGAGTTGACGATGCAGTTGGACGACTTCGCTGATCGTGTGCTGAAGCCTCGTATCAGCCAGTTGGCCGCCAGCATCGACGCCGACGTCGCCAACGCCTTTCGCACCATCGGTAACTCCGTAGGCACCCCCGGCACCACGCCGGCCACCTCGCTGGTTCTGCTGCAAGCTCAGCAGAAGCTCAACGAGAACGCCGCTGTGATGTCGCCGCGCTACGCCACCGTGAACCCGGCTGCCAACGCTGGCCTGGTCGAAGGGATGAAGGGTCTTTTCAACCCCACCGACACCATCAGCAAGCAGTTCAAGAACGGCATGATGGGCACTGGCGTGCTGGGCTTCGACGAGATCAACATGTCTCAGTCGATCAAGCAGTTCACCACCGGCTCTCGCGGCGCTACCGGCAACACCACTTCTGCAGCGGTTACCGCTGAAGGCGCGACCTCCATCGCGCTGACTGTGGCGTCTGGTGCCACCATCCGCGCGGGCGACGTGTTCACCGTGGCTGACTGCTTCGCTGTGAACCCGCAGACCCGTGAGTCCACCGGCTCGCTGTTCCAGTTCGTGGCTCTGGCTGACGTCACCGCCAGCGGCACCGCCGTTACCGTGACTGTGGCTCCGATCTACTCGGCCAACCACGCTCTGGCTACCGTGAATGCTCTGCCCGGCAACAGCAAGGCTGTGGTGTTTGTCGGCGCTGCTTCTACGCAGTACGCTCAGAACTTGGTGTACCACAAGGATGCCATCACGTTCGCCACCGCTGACCTGCTCCTGCCCCAAGGCGTGGACATGGCTGCGCGTGCCGTTCACAATGGCATCAGCCTGCGTGTCGTGCGTCAGTACGACATCAACAACGACCGCATGCCTTGCCGGATCGACGTGCTGTACGGCTACAGCACTATTCGTCCGCAGATGGCCTGCCGTCTCTGGGGCTAATGACAATGGGGGCTACGGCCCCCAGTCTTACAACTGAACACTGAAAGGAAACTCAATCATGGCACTCCCTAATGGTGGTGGCGGCTATCAAGTCGGCGACGGCAACCTCAACGAACCTCTGATCGACGCGCTCCCCGAGCCGGTGTCGATTGCGGCTACCGCAACCCTGACCCCGGCACAAGTGCTGAACGGTCTGATCTTGGCCAACAGCGGTGTCACCGCTGCGGCTCAGACCTACACGCTGCCCACCGTGGCGGATCTGGAAGCTGTGCTGGTTAACTCGGACAAAGTGGGCACATCGTTCACTTTCCGTGTGGTCAACCTCGGCACGTCTTCCGGCACCGCGATCATTGCTGCAGGTACTGGCTGGACTGTCTCTGGTTCTTTGACCATGACGATCCCCGTCACGACCGGCGCAACGATGATTGCTCGCAAGAGCGCGGCTGGCGCATGGACGTTGTACCGCGTGGCCTGACGTACAGCGCGGCCTTCGGGCCGCGCATTTTTGAAAGGGTCGATCATGCCTAATACCAAGGCTATCGGTGTCGCGTACAGCGACCCCGAGTTTGAGAGCGTTGATGTCACAGGGGTCATTGCCGGCGCAAGTGTGGTGGTGACCGGCAAGCTGAACGGCACGCAACTGGATCTGAACGCGCCCGTCATCAAGACGGCTTCGTTCACGCTGGCTGACGTGGAAAACTTCGTCGTCTGCAACGGCGCGGGTAGCATCACCGTCACGTTCCCCACTGCCTCAACCAATGCAGGCCGCGTGGTGTGGATCAAGACGATTGCTGCGCAAACCGTCGTGTCTGCGTCGTCCAACGTCAAGCCGATCAACTCCAACACCGCTGGTACGGCAATTCTTGCCGGCACCGCAGGTGCTTGGGCCATGTTGGTGTGCGATGGCACCGACTGGGTTGTGATGGCGTCCTAACCCAAAGGGGGCTTTGGCCCCCTTCTTCCATGCCCATCATTTACATGAAACACCCCATCCACGGCGCCAAAGTGGCGACGATAGAGATGGAAGCGGAATACGATGAGCGCAGCGGGTGGGAGCGGTATACTCCGGGCGAAGAAGTTGAGCCTGCGTTTCTGAACCAGCTTCCCAGACGCGGACGCCCTCGAAAGGAGCCCGAGCATGTCAACGACGGCGGGTGATCAGATCAACCGCGCCCTGCGTCTGCTGGGCGTTTTGGCGGAAGGCGAAACGTCTTCTGCAGCCGTCTCGCAAGATTCGCTGATGGCTTTGAACCAGATGATCGACAGTTGGAACACTGAGCGGTTGTCTGTTTTCTCGACTCAAGACCAAGTGTTCACTTGGCCCACCAGCACGGTCAAACGCACGCTGGGGCCAACGGGCGACTTTGTGGGCAACCGGCCCATCTTGCTGGATGACGCGACGTATTTCCGCGACCCCAGCACAAACGTCAGCTTTGGCATCAAGCTGATCAACCAACAGCAGTACAACGGCATTGCGGTCAAGACCGTGACGTCCACGTATCCGCAGGTGCTGTGGGTCAACATGACCTACCCCAACATTGAGATGTACATCTACCCAGTGCCCACGCGGCTGCTGGAGTGGCACTTTGTCTCGGTAGAGGAACTGACGCAGCCAGCCACGCTGGCCACCACGCTGGCGTTCCCGCCAGGCTACTTGCGGGCGTTCACCTACAACTTGGCGATGGAGATCGCGCCTGAGTTTGGTGTTGAGCCCCCGCCGCAGGTGGTGCGGATTGCCATGACGTCCAAGCGCAACCTCAAGCGCATCAACAATCCGGATGACATCATGAGCCTGCCGTACTCGTTGGTGGCGACGCGCCAGCGGTTCAACATCTACGCCGGCAACTACTAAACCATGAAGACGCCGATCCTCGGGTCTAGCTATGTGGCCCGCAGCGTCAATGCTGCGGACAACCGCATGGTGAACTTGTTTGCCGAGATCATCCCCGAGGCCGGCAAGGAGCCAGCGTTTCTGCAGCGCTGCCCTGGCCTGCGTCTGTTGGCCACGGTTGGCAGCGGCCCGATCCGAGGGCTGTGGAGCTTTTCTTCCGGCGCAAACCGAGCGTTTGTAGTGTCTGGAAGCGAGCTGTATCAGATTGACACCAATTGGAACAGCACGCTAATTGGCAGCGTGTCTGGCACGGGGCCGGTCAGCATGACCGACAACGGCACGCAGTTGTTCATTGCGGCCAACGGCCCGAGCTACATCTACAACACCGCGACCAACGTCTTTGGGGCCATTACCGACCCAGATTTTCCCGGCGCCGTGACAGTCGGGTACATCGACGGGTACTTTGTTTTCAACGAGCCGAACAGCCAGCGCATCTGGGTTACGCAACTGTTGGACGGCACCAGCATCGACCCGCTGGACTTTGCCAGCGCTGAAGGCTCTCCAGACGGCGTGGTGGGGCTGATCGTTGACCACCGCGAGGTGTGGTTGTTTGGCACCAACTCGGTCGAGGTCTGGTACGACGCGGGCGCTGCAGATTTTCCTTTGCAGCGCATCCAAGGTGCGTTCAACGAAATCGGCTGCGCGGCGCCGTACTCCATCGCCAAACTCGACAACGGGTTGTTCTGGCTGGGTTCTGATGCTCGGGGCCGCGGCATCGTTTACCGGGCCAACGGCTACACCGGTCAGCGCATCAGCACGCACGCGGTCGAGTGGCAGATCCAGCAGTACGGTAACCTGTCGGACGCCATCGGCTACACCTATCAGCAGGACGGCCACGCTTTCTACGTGCTGATCTTCCCGCAAGCCAATACCACTTGGGTGTTCGACGTATCGACCGGCGCTTGGCATGAGCGTGCCGGCTGGAACAACGGATCGTTCACCCGGCACCGCAGCAACTGCCAGGTGAATTTTGGCGATGAGATCGTCGTCGGGGACTTTGAGAACGGCAACATCTACGCCTTCGACCAAGACGTCTACGCGGACAACGGCAGCATTCAGCGGTGGTTGCGGTCGTGGCGGGCGCTGCCTACGGGGCAGAACACGCTTAAGCGCACGGCGCACCACACGCTGCAACTCGACTGCGAGTCTGGCGTAGGGCTGAACGGTATTGACCCGTTCGACCCAGAGCCGCCGATTGACGACACCCTTGACCTGAACTTTGTGCTGCAGCAGTACGAGGTGTACGAGACGCCTGTGACGACTGTAGGGGTCAACCCAAAAGTCATGCTGCGTTGGAGCGACGACGGCGGGCACACTTGGTCAAACGAACATTGGTCTGAGATGGGCCGCATCGGTCAGTACGGACGCCGCGTGTTCTGGCGTCGTCTTGGTATGACGATGAAGTTGCGCGACCGCGTGTACGAGATCAGCGGCACCGATCCGGTCAAGATTGCCATCATGGGCGCTGAGTTGAACATCAGCGGCACCAACGCATGACCAGCCCGCCAAACCTCACCAACATTACGCCGCCACGGGTGCCGTTGGTTGATGAGCGCACGGGCCTGATTTCGCGTGAGTGGTATCGGTTTCTGCTCAACTTGTTTTTTCTGACGGGTAGCGGCCAAAGCAACGCCACGCTGGAAGACTTACAGCACGCACCCAACAGCGATACGGCAGTCGCCACGGTGCAGGCCGAGCTTGCTGCAGCGCAGCAAGCCTCACAGACGCAGCCAGCGGTCACCGTTGACCAGTGGGCTGAACTGGCCAAGCAGGTCGAGGCGCTGGCCGCCGCGCCAGCTTACACGCCGCAACTACGCAACCGCGCCTACGGGACGTTTTACGACACCACCACGCAGACGGCGGCGGCCATCAACACGGCCTACGCCCTGACGTTCAACTCGACAAACCTGTCGAACAGCGTTTACATCGGATCACCCACGTCGCGGGTCTATGTGACCAAGGATGGCGTGTACGACTTGCAGTTCAGCGCCCAGTTGGACAACACCAGCGGCGGCAGCCACCTGATTTTTATCTGGCTGCGCATCAACGGCGTAGACGTTGCCAACTCAGCCGGCCAGGTGCGGTTGAAGGGTACAGACGGCGAATTGGTGACGTCGTGGAACTACGTTGAGCAGTTGCGCGCTGGCGATTACGTTGAGTTGATGTGGTCCGTGGACGATACCGCCGTGCAGATCCTGGCTCAAGCCGCTGCGGCCCCCGTGCCAGCGATTCCTAGCGTCATTCTGACCGTAACGGATAACATCAGCGCGTACCAAGACTGAGGATCAATCATGAGCGTTTCACTTTCCCTTCTTGCAGGCGCAGGCTGGCAGTTTTTTGACGACAACGGCGTGCCGTTGAACGGCGGTTTGCTGTACACCTACGCCGCAGGCACTACTACGCCGTTGGCCACCTACACATCTAGCAACGGTGTTACGGCTAATTCCAACCCTATTGTGTTGGACTCGGCGGGGCGTGTGCCGTATCAAGTGTGGCTGATTAACGGTAGCGATTACAAGTTCATCCTGCAGACCTCTACCGGCGTCACGGTCTGGACAGAAGATGATGTTGAGGCCAACAGTGATTTAGCTGCACTGGCGGCATCTAATGGATCTTCGCTTATCGGTTTTATCCAAGCCGGTACTGGCGCGGTCACGCGCACGGCGCAGGCCAAGATGCGCGAGATCGTGAGCGTCAAGGACTTTGGGGCTGTTGGCAATGGTGTGGCCGATGACACGGCGGCGATTCAGGCGGCGATCACTTACGCCAAGACGCTTACAGCACCTGAGTTGATCGTTGACTACGGGACGTATCTCACCAGCGCCTCGCTGACGTTCAACCTGCCAAACCACAGCACGATCAGATTTCTCGGCCTAATCCGTTCCAGCGTGTCGAGCAGTCCGGCCATCCGCATCGGCAGCACGTCGACCAACACCTTCTCTCTGACGGTGACGGGCATTAAGGTTGAACGTACATCCAATGACACCACGACGCTATCGTCTGGCGTTCAGTTGCGTAACCTTGTGGCGTCCTATGTGGACGTCCGGAAATGCACCGGCTTCTACGACGGTGTGCTGTGTTTTGCAGATCAGGCCAACGGCGGCTTCTCGTACAACGAGGTTCACCTTGGCTTTATCCACGACAACCTGCGCAACCTGTACCTGACGGCATCGGGCGTTGGGTACTGCAACGAAAACAACTTCTACGGCGGCTCGTTTAACCATAGCAGCGGGTATCCTGCCGTTGCCACGACAAACCTGTCTATCAACCACTTCGCAACTTCAGTCCTGAACAACAACCGTTTCTACGGCCCGTCGTTTGAGGACAACTCTGCGCTTGCCACGGCTGCGGTCATCAACGGCGATAACAACGTCATCTATTGGCCCCGGATGGAGAACCCCGCCATCCAGCCGACGTATCAGATCCAGTTCACCGTGAACGCCCGCGAGTGCCGGGTGATCGGCCACGGGTTCACGATGGTGAACACCAACATCAGCGATCTCGGCTCGGGCAATATGTATGAAACCCGCGAAGGTAGCGTCATCCGTTACCAGACGCCTGCGACGGCTGGCAAAGCGGTGTTGAAGTTGCAGTCCTACGCCACCGGATCGGCCAAGGTGTTTTCGGGCCTGGACGCCGCCGGCACGGAGCGCAGCTACATAACCGGCGATGGCGATGCGTATTTCAAACGCGCCGTGACGATTGAAGGCGTTCCGACAAGTGGCACCGCAGGTGCATTGACGCTGGGTATTGGCACGCAGACAACCGTTGGGGCCGCAGGCGGCGCGAGCGCGCTGCCCGCCACGCCACTGGGGTATCTAAAAGTATGGGTGGGCGCGACAGAAGTCGTCATTCCGTACTACAACAAAGTGTAAGGAATAGCCATGACAGTCACCGTCAAAGTTCTGATCCCGGCCAAGACTGCCGAAAACGCCCAGACCACGCAGTACACCGCCACGGGTGTGACGGCGATCATCGACAAGTTCACCGCGACGAACTACAGCGCCAGCGCTGCGACGATCAGCGTGAACTTGGTTACGCTGGCAGATACCGCTGGCAACCAGAACCTGATCGTCAAGACTAAATCGCTGCAGGCCGGCGAGACGTACACGTTCCCTGAACTGGTCGGCCAAGTGCTTGCGCCCAGCGGGTTCATCTCTACAATCGCCGGCACGGCAAGCGCCATCAACATCCGCGCTTCCGGGCGCGAGGTGACATCCTAAGGAGCGGCCATGTTTCAGTTTCTCATCCCTGCCGCCGCCGCGCTAATCGGCAGTTCCATGTCGTCGCGCGCCGCAAAGTCTGCGGCTCAGACGTCGGCGCAGTCTGCTGACCGCGCCACCGAGCTGCAGCAGCGCATGTACGAGGAATCGGTTGCGCGTCAGCAGCCATTCCTAGAGACCGGCACGGAGATGTTCAACCGGCTGGCTGCGTTGCAACGTGGCGGCCCCGAGGCGCAGCAGTTCCTGCAGATGGACCCTGGCTACCAGTTCCGTCTGAGCGAAGGCATGAAGGCGCTAGACCGCCAAGCTGCGGCGCGTGGTGGGCTGATCTCAGGCGGCGCTTTGAAGGCCGCGCAGCGGTACGGCCAAGACCTCGGCTCGCAGGAGTTCGGCGCGGCGTACAACCGGCTGGCCAGCATGGCCAACGTCGGCCCGCAGGCGGCTGGCGTGATGAGCAACCTCGGCCAGAACTACGCCACGAACGTCGGCAACATCTACCAGCAGCAGGGCGCCACGGCGGCCAACGCCGCGCTGGCCCGAGGCAGCGCCTACGCGGGCGGCCTGAACCAGTTGGGCTATCTGGCCGGTCGGTACTACGGCCAGCCGGGGCCATCTAGCTATATGACGCCGCCATACGCAGGCGATACGGGATTAGGTTCACGGGCTGGTATGGTGGATACGCCTTTCTGACGGGGTTAATCATGGCAGTGAACTTCGGACTTCTCCAAGCGGCGCAGCCGGCGTCGGCGTTCTTCCAAGGCCAGCAGGATGTGCAGCGCGAAGCCGAGCAGAACATGCTGCGCCAAGCGCAGATGGAGAACATGGCCGCGCAGCGTGCCGAGCGTCTGGCCATGACGCAAGACCGCGAGGCGCTGACCCGAGAGCGCGCGGTCAAGGCTGCGCAGGCCGCCAAGCGGCAAGAGTTCCTGACAAACCTTGGTACCAAGATGGCCGAAGGCGGTCACAAGCTGGACCGCCCCACGCTCGGCCAAATGCTGCAGTTCGGCATGCAGACCGGCGAAGACTCGCTGATCAGGTTGGCCACCGAGGGCATGCGGGCGCTGGACGAGCGAGATCGCGAAGCCGCTGAGATGAGCCGCATCCGTGGCCCTGCGCCGTCTGTGATGCGTCAGCCTGCTGCCGCGTTGCCCGCAGCGCCCGCCGCACCCACCAACATGCTGGCCGGCACGCCGTTCGACATCGGCGTCAGCGCGCCTGCGCCAGTCAACGCGCTGGCCGCGCGTTCTGCCGCTGCCGAGCCTATGGTTGGCGGCTTCACACGCGCTGAAATCAACGAGATGGCCGGCAGCGACGTCAAGGCCGTGCGCGAGCGCGGTGAGCGGCTGCTGAAACTGTTGCCGAAAGAGCTGACAAAACAGCCCGGACGTCGGTACATGCAAGTCGGCAAGCTAGTGTTTGACCCGGAAACTGAGCGCTGGATCACGCCCCCTGCATCGGCTATTGCGGCTACGCAAGAGCGTGGGGCATCAGCGCCTGCCAAGGAGCCCGCTGCCAAGCCGCTCACTGCCGCGCAAGAGGCTACGCGGCGCGACAAATTGGGTAAGGAGTTCAAGTCGGCTTCATCTGCGCTGCAAACGACGCAGGACGTGCTGGATTCAATCGCTGCTGTCAAATCTTCACCAGGCCTGTCGCGCGCAACCGGGTTTACGGGCACCCTGTTACCCTCGTTCCCTGAAGGCGAGGCGGCACAAGCAGAAACTCGACTGGCTAACCTGAAAGGTAAAGTCACCGCGCTGGGTAAAGCCGCTGCCGCCGCGTCTGGCGCAATCGGATCTATCGCCAACCAAGAATGGAAGATCCTTGCAGACCAAATTGCGGCTATTGAGCCCGTTAAAGGCACTGGGCCTTTGCTGGAGCAGATTGGTCTTGTAGAGGCGCAGGCTTTGGGCGCGATGGAGCGCATCCAAGACGCTTACAACCGCCAGTTCGGCGAAGACTTTGAGCGGTTCCCGCAGTTCAGAGACCTACCGCCGCCAAAGTCAACGCAGCCCAAGGGGCGCAAGTCCGGCGGGGCTGTAACGCCTGCCGGGGCCGCGCCAGCCGCAAGGCCAAACATCGATACTTTGCTTGATAAGTACAAGTAACTATGGCCACCATCGAACAACTTAGCGCGGCGCTTGTAAAGGCGGATGCGGCTGGCAACACCGCAGACGCAAAAGCGTTTGCTGACGAAATTCGTCGGTTGCGCGCCACCGCTCAACCAACGCAACCCTCTCAGCCGTCAGAAGTTCCGTTTGGCCGCCGCGCGATTGAGTTCGTGCGGCCCACGGTCGAGGCGTTGGGCGGCGTTGGCGGCGCGGCGCTGGGAACTCCGTTGGGTCCAGTGGGTGCTGTTGGTGGCGCGGGTCTTGGCTACGGTTTGGCTAAGGGCGGTTTGGATGTGCTGGAAACGGCGCTCGGATACCGTCAAGGCCCACGCACCGCGCTTGAGGCAGTGGGAACCGGCGCCAAAGACGTCGCGGTTGGGTCCGTGATGGAAGGTGTTGGCCGTGGCATCGTTGGCCCTGCCGTGGCTAAGGCTGGCGAGTACGCCAGCAAGATCAAGAACATCAAGCTCGACACCTACTTGCAGGCCCTTGACAACAAGGGCGACGACATCATCGCCGCGCTGCGCGGCAAGCCGTCTGCTGTGCCTGGCGCGGCGCCAACTGCTGGTGAGATAGCCGCGCCTGCGGGCAGTGTGCGATTCTCGGCGCTTCAGGCGCAAGCGTCGAAGGTGCCTGCGATGGCATCGGATTACGCCGCGATGGCTGCGCAAACCAACCAAGCTCGCTTGGCGCAGCAGAGTCGGGCAGACGCCAAGTTCCAAGCGGCAGCCGCTAAGGCCAAGGCCAAGATCGATCGTGGGCTGACCACCGTAAGCCAGCGCGAAACTGGCGAGACGTTGTTGGCTGCTGCCGAGGCTGAGAAGGAAGCCGTCAAAAAGCAGGTGGTCGAGCCGGCATACGCCAAAGCGTTTGCGGCGGCTGGCGACGACAAAATCGATGTCGGCAACGTCATTAAAGAAGCCGAGTCGATTCTTGGGCGCGAACTGTCCACGTTTGACCCTAGCACCGCACCGGCGACGGTGGGCAAGTTGCTGTCGCTGCAGCCAAAAGCCCCTGCCGCCAAGCCGGTTGGCGCTGGCGTCGTGTCATCTAAGCTGAAAGCCCCGACGCCGCCTGCTGGCGCGCCTGAGGTGACGCTGGCGCAACTTGACGATGTGCGCAAGGCCATCAACGCCGACATCGCTGCTGCCGCGCGGTCAAGCGATCCGGCAGCGGCCACAACGCTGCGCAACTTGGGCAAGCTGCACGAGTCGATTGACGAAGCGATAGAGGGCAGCGCCACGTTGTCCGATGAGGCCAAGGGCTTGTACCGCGAGGCGCTGGATACATACCGCACGCAGTACGCGCCTCGGTTCAAGACCGGCGTCAACGCCAACCTGTTTAAGCAGACGGCGCTCAACGAGCCCAAGCTGAACCCGGATGATGTCGTCAAGACGTACTTCCAGCCCAAAGGCGAGCGCGAAGCCCAGCAGTTTGTGACGATGTTCGGCAAGAACGCCGATGCGTTGAAGGTGGCGCGTTCGGGCATTGAAGACCTGTACCGCCGCGAAGTCACGGACGCTGCTGGCCGCGTGACGCCCGAGGCGCACGCCAAGTTTGTCAAGAAGTACGCGGACCCATTGCGCATTCTTGATGAGGCGGGCGTGAACGTTTCGCAGCGCCTCGATGTTGTTGCTAAGGACGCCGCGCGGCTGGCCAAGATCCAAGAACTCGCTGAAGCCAGCGGCAACAAACTTGCACCTCCGTTGCCGCCTGGCGCAAACGCGATGGCAGTGCAAAAGCGTATCGATGAGCTTACGCAAGGCTTGACACCTCAACAGAAGACGCACGTCGGCGCCGTCAAGGAAGACCTGTTGCGAGAGGCCGAGTTCCAGCGCCTTGTCCAAGCCGGCGCGCAATCTGAAGTCAAGGTCAAAGGGTTGGGTACAGAGACAGGCAAGGAGTTGGGCCTCCCGCTGCCCAACTTCCTGCTGGTGCCCATCACGATCTTCAACAACGTTTACAAGCGGTTGGCGCTGCGGATGGACGACAAGATCGCGCTGGAAATCGCACGCGAACTCACCAACCCTGCGATGGCTGCCGACTCAATTTCTAAGGCTATCCGTCTGCAGGCTGATCGTGCGGCAACTAACCAACTGTTGCCACAGTTTGGCCGCGCAGCAACAATAGGCGCCGGGGTCGAGATCGCCCCCCGAGCGGAACCGGCAAACTACAACGCCCTTGCACGATGATGGACACGCAATACCTCTTCAACGTCGCCGTCTCCATCGCCGGGTTCTTGGGCGGGTGGGTACTGAACAACATCTACCAGACGCTGCGGGTGCTGGACAAGGACGTGCGGCAGATGCCGCTGAACTATGTCGCCAAGGATGACTACCGGCGCGACATCGACGAGGTGAAGGAGATCTGCCGCCAGATCTTCGCCAAGCTAGACCACAAGGCGGATAAGCACTGAAAGGACTGACATGAACGCGATGATCATTCAAGCTCTGGTACGCCACCTCCTGACCGCGCTGGCTGGCGGCTTTGCTGTCAAGTACGGCATCGACGGCGGCACGATGGACGCCATCGTCGGCGGCGGCGCGGCGCTGGCCGGCTTGGGCTGGTCGGTCTACGACAAGCGCAAGAAGTGAACTGGGCTGACTACCCCAGCTTCACGCCGGCTGAGTTCCGTTGCCGCCACTGCGGCAAGGAAGACATGAAGCCGGCGTTCATGGAGCGCTTGCAGGCTCTGCGCGACATCTACAAGAACCCGATCATCATCACGTCAGGCTACCGCTGTCCTGACCATCCGGTCGAGAAGGCCAAGGCCGAGCCGGGTATGCACTCCACCGGCCTGGCCTGCGACGTCGGTGTGCAAGGTGCTGACGCCCATGAGTTGCTGCGCCTAGCAATGCACTTCGGCTTCACCGGCATCGGCGTGCAGCAGAAAGGCGCGGGGCGGTTCATCCATCTGGACTTGCGCGCCGCGCCTACGATCTGGTCGTACTGACGCTCAGGCGAGCGCCAGCCCCACGGCGATCAGCAGCACAACCGCCACCGCTGCTATCGCCAGCGGCATCACGCTGGAGCGTGGATCATCCTCGCAGCCGAGTTCAGTGCAGCATTCAGCCGCTTGAGGGTGTCGGCCTTGCTGGTCGCAACCCATAGGGATTCGCGGGTTGTAAACCTGTGGTGATTGGCGCATTGATAGCGGCGGTACGTGTAGCTGACCCGCGAACGAGTCTCTAGAACTTCCGTCCACACTTGGCATTTTGGGCACCTCATACAGTTTTGTGGTGTGTAAAAAGTTGGTTGCGAAGAAGTTGGGCGGCGTTGGCGGCGGCAGCTACGGTATCAAACAGGCCGATGTAGCGCGTAGAGTTGTTATGCTTAACTCGCGCCACAAACTTTTTTGCCTTCTTGTGAAACGAAACACCTTGCGCGCCGCTGGTGTTGTTAGCGTTTAAGGTTCGGTTCTCTGAGTTTTGCTTTTGACTGACCACTCTTAAGTTAGCCAATCGGTTGTCAGACCTAGCGTTGTTTACGTGGTCAACTTGGCCGCTTGGAAAACACCCTTGCGTGTAGAGCCATGCAAGTCTGTGAGCCAAGTGCCAACTACCATCGACTTTTATGTACGTGTAGCCGTTTGCGTTCTTTTTTCCGGCTACGGCCCCTTTCTTTACGCTACCGCGATTGACTTGCCACGTAAAAACACCCGTACCGGCGTCATACGCCAATAGCTCAATAAGTCTGGTTTGGCTTAGCATAAGACGTCACCCTCAGGACAATTCTTCATTCGAGATCCAGTCGGGGCACGGCCCGTGGCCGTCCCAAGGGTAGATGAGAGTCGTGTTCTCAGCGGGCGCGTAGGTGCGTCTGGCGCAATCGGTGCACTCGCTCTTGTACAGCCTACCCCAATGCGGATCTTCTTTCCACAGCCCGCCGCAACGGCTTACGTCTGGTGGCAGTTTTGTCATGGCTCCTCCTGCGTCATCACTTCCAGTTGCGCGCGTAGCCGGTCAATGCGCGTTTCATGGTAGATGACCATCGCGTTGGCGTAGTCGCGCCCGGTCTGCGCTTCCAGCAGGCCGCGCCGCGCCTGGTCAAGCTCGCGGGCGATGAGTTCTTCGGGGCTAGGGGTTCGGAATGGGTTGAGCAGTCTCACGTTGTATCTCCGTCATCAGTTCTAGGCGCTCTCGGGTTGCACGCAGCGCGCTGAAGCGCTGGTGCAGTCTCTCGACGACAGTGACGCGGCGTTCGCCGTCTATTTCGGCAACGAGCGCTGCCTTCACTTCGTCTTCGGTCATGGCGTTCAGGCGCCTGTTCAGCGAACGCCAAGAGTTCGGTTGCTTGCGGGTCATTTCAGTGCTTCCAATGCGATGTCGGACAGGCTGCGCTTGTCGCGCAGGGCGGCCCAGATTTTGTGGTCGATGGTGCCGTGTGTCAGCAGGACGTAGCACCACACGTCATGCGCCTGGCCGGAGCGGTGCAGCCGCCCGACAGCCTGTTCGTACAGCTCCAGCGACCACGGCAGCGTAAGCCACACCATGCGGCAGCCGCCGTGCTGGAGGTTGAGTCCGTGCCCCGCCGACGCCGGATGCGCCAGCAGCACCTCGATCTTGCCGTCGTTCCAGTCGTCGATTGCGCCAGCGGCCTTGACGTCCACGGCCTTGGGAAACGCACGCTGCAGCGCCTCGCGCTCGGCGACGTACTGATACCAGACGATGGTGGGCGCGCGTTGGTTCTCAGCCAGCAGGTCGGTCAGCGCGTCGAGCTTGTGCGTGGACAGCCAGCGCTCTTGGGAGCCGGTGTAAACGAACCCGCTGGCGAGCTGCTGAAGTTTTTGTGTGACGACCGCCGCGTTCTGAGCAATAGCTGTCTCGTCCGGGAACTCCAGTACGAAGTTCTTGCGCATGGCGTCGTACTCGCGCATCTCCATCTGCAGCGGCACCTCGACCGTGTGCAGCGGCGGCAGTGTGTCCTTGTACTGCCCCGGCTCCAGCAGGTAGGTGGCCGGCTTGATCTTCTGCATGACGCGCTGCAGCGCGCCTGGCATCGCCTCCCATTCGACGTGGGTGCCACGGTTGTACTGAAAGAAGTGCTGCTGCATGAACGCGCCCTTGGCGCGGCCTAGCAGCGACTGGTCGATGATCTTGACCTGGCCGAAGACGTCCTCTAGGCCGTTGCTGGTGAACGAGCCGGTCAGACCCCAACGGATTTCGACGGCCTTGATGATCTTCTCTATCGCCTTGAAGCGCTTGCCGCTGGGGTTCTTCAGGCGCGTCAGTTCGTCAAACACCACGCCCGTGAAGTCGGACAGGTCGAGGTCGACCAACCACTGCAGGTTGTCATAGTTGATGACCACCACGTCGGCGTCGCTGTCGTACAGCGCAGCGAAGCGCTGGTTCGGCGTGCCCACCGCCACGCGCACCTTCAGCGACGGCGCCCACTTGGCCGCCTCGACCGGCCAGACCGAAGCCGCCACGCGCAGCGGCGCAACGACGAGGAAGCGGATCTGCTCGTTGTCCACTAGGTCGCGCATGGCCGTCAGCGTGATGGCCGTCTTGCCCGCGCCGACCGGCGCGAGGATCATCGCCCGGTCGTGCTCGTACAGGAAGTCGGCGGCCTGCTCTTGGTAGGGGCGCAGGTTCATGCTTGCCCCCTTGCGCGGATGGCGGCGGCGATCTCCTTGCCGTGCTTGTACCAATCTGGCCCGCCGTTGTAGACGTTCAGCGCCGGGTGGACACCAAGCGAATCGGCCACCTTCGCACACGCCTCGCGCTCGGCTGCGGCCCCTGCAATTACGCCTTCCATGTAGGTCTGCTCAAACTTTGCCTGAAGTTCATCCTGCATGCCCTTGGCAATTCCTATTGCTCGGTTCCACTCGTAATCGGCGACAAGGGCGGCGAAGCGTTCAAGCCGGTTTGACTCGTCGTCGTCCCAGTGTTTGTGCCAATCAAGGTCAGCCTCCCGCGCCATGCGGATGATGTCGTCGCGGTTCACTTCTCACCGCCCTTGACGTAGGTGACCCAGTTGTCCACATCGGCCTTGCCGTACAGGCAGGCGTAGTTCTGGTGCAGGCGCCGCATGTCGCTGCGGAAGATTTCCTGCAACGGTGACAGGCGTCCGGCTTCAGTCTTCAGTTCCACGAACCAGACGATGCCCTCGGGCAGGACGACCACGCGGTCGCTCACGCCCCGGTGGGCGGGCGACGTGAACTTGTACGCGATGCCGCCCATCGCCCGGACAGCGCCAACGAGGTAGGCTTCGATCTCTTTTTCGGTCTTCACATGGGTCTCCAAGTAAACACGCTGGTGGGGATGACCTTGCGCACTGGCGCGGGCTTGATGGGCTTGGGCTTGGCGCGCTGCACGGGCGGCTTGCTGACGGTCAGGTACAACCCGCGCCGCGCGCCTGGCAGCAGGTTGACGAGGTGGTTGGACTTGACGAGGTTCTGGACCGCATAGCGGGCTTGGTCAGGGTGCTCGCAGAAGTGCTGCCTGATTTCGCTCATCGTGCGAGCATGTCGGCAGTAGTCCAGCACCGCTGCGGCGCGCTCTTGGACGAATCTCATGCGTTGCGCTCCTTCAGCGCGGCCTCGACGGCGCGGGCGCATTCCCACGCATCAACGGTATTGCCCGCCATCTGGTCAACTTCCTCCTCCGTCAGCCCTCGCCACTCGCGGCGGGGTGGGTGGGTGTAGTGCTTTGGGCAGCGGCAGGCAAATGTGTTGCTACACGCCACCGGCTCGGCCTGCTCCGGCTGCGCCAGCGCGGCGCGGAGGGCGGAGGCTGCGTCTGCTGCTTTGTCGGACACCATCGCGCACTCTGCGTACCAATCCAACGCCATCAGCGCCTGACGCGCAGCGTCTCTCAGGTCAGTATCCATGCGGCTGACTCCCTTCCATCCAGCTTGGTTTCTTAGGCAGCGGTGCCCAGCCGACGTACCCGCCAATACCGGGCTGGTACTGGCCGTAAACAGCAACGCCACCGTCAGTGAGAAGCTGAACCTTGGCCGACAAGGGGCAGGTATGTAGCGGCTGCCAGAAGTAAGTCTGATCAACCGCCACGGAGCGGTCGTTGTTTAGTTTG